CATGAAGTTACCGAAAAGAGTCTTAATCATTAATGTTTTATTAGTTGTAAACTTACCATCAGATGGACCTTCTACAACTCCATAGGCACCGCTTTCTAAACCATAAACATACTTACCAGATGAAAATCTACCATCTGCAACAATTTCTTCGTCTAATAAAATTTTAGTAAAGAACTGAGGGTCAAAATATGATAATCCAAATGTAGTGTTATATACAGCATTACCGTTTGATAATCTACCTTTGGAAACTACTGAATCCGAGTCTTCATTAAATCCAGATCCTCGTTCAATTAAAGTAAAATTACTTGGTTTAGCAATACCAATTACCGGAGTGATTGTTTCATTATAATCAATAACAGTTCCAAATGGTGTAGAACCATTGATTGCATCATTTTCAGTTAAATAAACTTCCCTATAATTTGATCCTGCTGAAATATCATACTCCAAGAAATAAGAATCTAGTAAATCTTTTCTTCCTGTAATAGTAAGTTCTAAGAATGTTACTCCAGTACTTGAATTGACTTCAATTCTATTAACTTTTGAAAATGCTAAAGATTTTACAGAATTTACTACAGATGGTTCTCCAACATCAGTTCTTGTTTGTACAAACCATAAGGTTCCTATAACTGATTCAAAATTAGCATCTGTTAAAGTTGAATATGTATTTGCATAGAATGTATCAATATTAATGTAAATGGTTTTAATACCAGAATTTACATCAAAAAACTGTCCTCTACGACTTAATGTTTGTTTTGAATCATCAGTTCCTTCTGTGTTGTTTAATCCAATACTACCATCATTAAAATTACTACACAGAAAAATATTAGGATATGCAGTTAGTTCTGAACCTTCTGCATTTAATGGAATCGTTCCAAATGTATTTGTTACTTTGTAAGTAGGTAGACCTTTAGTACTGAGTCTAATATCTTCCCGATTTAAAGTTTCTCTTGCTTTACTAACATTAAGATACTTAGTTTCTTTATTAACAATTTCATATCCTTTAATGTATGCTTTACCTGGTCCAATACTAGCAACTAGTTTTTCTTTTGCTGCTTGTAATTCTAAACCATTAACTAATCCGAATTCATCTTGACCATAAACACCTAGATTACCATTTTGCTGATAAAATTCACGGATATCTAATGAAAAATTATCAACTACATAATCTCCAGACTCATCATAAGTTCTTCTCGCAAGAGTCTGTTCTAGTAAATTATAATCAGTTTGTGATACAATACTTTGTACAACTCCTGAACGAACTGTAAGGAGTTGGATAAAATTCTTATCTGTAATTTCAGATAAAGAATATTTTACAATGTTTAATACAATTTGAAGTCTATGTGCTCCTGGAGCAGTATAGTTATTAGATCCAATAGAATTATCATATAAAGATTCATCTTCTTCTGGAGTTACAATACTTTCAACAATCTTAAATCCAATTTTTGCTGATGGTTTATTGTAATAACGATCAATAACTAATAACTGAGTATTATTTCTAACAAAATACCCATTAACAAAATAAATTCCTTCTTCTACTTTTATAGCAGAAGCATATCCCATAGCAGGACTTTCTAGAGATGTAACTTCCGAAGTATCTGGATTAGGTACTTCAATGCTTGTCGGAAGAACACTACCATCAGTTCCAACAACTAGTAAAGGTGTGTTGACTCCATCTACTACTTCTAGTGTTTCACCTTGTCGGAAAGTTTCTTCATTTCCGGCATCACCACTATTAGTATAGTTTACATAGATGACATCAGAAGCAGTCTCAGACGCCGTGAATGCCTCTATAACAGTTGCTACGACACCAGAGGTCAAACCTTTAAGGGTTTGCCCTTTAAGACCACTAGCATCGTATTTTTTATATACAATTTGCCCATCCTGATTTACAGGAATTTCTGAAATAGAAGACAACTTAACAAAGTTAAGTTTGGTATTTAAACCCACCTCACCAGGAATGACAAGTTCGCCTTGCTTAAAAGCGTACTTGCCAAACTGTTCAATCTGATTCTGTAGAATAGATTGTAACTGAGTTAACTCCCTTGCCTGAATAGAATATCCAGGACGGATTAAAACTTTATAGAAATTTTTCTCTTGGTCAAAATCGTCGTAGAATGGAGCTACGTTCAGGTTAGTCTTTTGGGGCATCTCGCACGATCTCTAAGTCAACTAATCAGAATTCAATTACTAGCTTAATGTCCTCAATTTGGTCAGGAGCTCTAGTAATCTCTCTTCTATTCTCTATGTATACGATTTCTCCTGAGTTTGGTTCTAATTCTGGAGATGCAAGACCACCAGTAAAGGAGATATCAGAAAGAACTGCATCCTGTGCAGTATCAACCGTTCCGGATGCTGAAGAGGTACTACCAACAACTGCATTTGATGCATTTGATTCAAATGCTAGAATTTTACCACCATCGGTATGTAGAGATGCTGATTGATAATACTTCAAAATACCGTTTGTTGCATCCCAAGATACTACAGTTCCTTTTGCAGTTCCTCCGGTTACAGTTTGAGTAATCATTTCATCTGCAACATAACCTGCAGTAGCACCATTTAATTTTAGTACATTTGTACCACGAAGTGTACTTGCAGATGCAAATGTACTAGTACCGTACTCATAGGGGTCTTGAATAATGCCAATACGACGGAAATCGTTATCTACCGGGAAATCTCCTTGTCCTTCATCATAGGTCAAACGAATATTGGTCATTACACGCTTAGAGAAGAATTCATCTTCTGCGTGTGATCCATGTCCACCTTCAGGAGAAATAACTGCTTCAATTGAAGCAGTTCCTGCAAATGCACCAGCAGCTGCTGTAAGACCAGTATCTGTAAATACAGATCCAGTTTCTAGAATGACATTACTATATGAGTAACCAGTGCCATTCGCCTCTATTTCTGTAGATGTAATAGTTCCGGAACCATTAGTTTCAAATTTAACAATTGCTCCAGTGCCATCACCCTGAACAGCAGTATACAATGTAGCGGAAGCAGGTAGTGCAGTTCCTGCATCACGAATTACTGATACATTTATAGATCCATCAACTGCAAGTGCTTCAACTGCAGTTCTTGATGCATCAGATGCTGAAGCAATAGGCATGAAGTCTGAAGAAAGGAATGAAAGAACATCACTCGTAGGGAGTGTGAACATATGCTTCCAAATATAACTAGCAGTTGCCGATGGTTCCGTATAGATACCAGTACCAGCATCAAATGTGCCTTGACCAGCACTTGGTTGAGATTTTGGTTCGTAGGTAGCGTTTTGCCCGGTTGGATTCGTTGGAGATTCGCCGTTATACAAGCACTTAAACACTTCATATGAAGAGTTCATTACATAGAACTTTGAATTAGATAGTGAAGAAGACCCTAGTGCAGTTTCAACGCCAATAGCTCCACCACCACCTGGTGTTGGAGAATAATTTGGACGATACATATCAAACTTTGGATTCAGCGCAAGGTTCCAGTTATAACGGGGAACTACAAGACGAGCAAAAGGACCAGTAACTCGCTTGGCAGCAATTAGTTCTTCGTATACAGATCTTTTCTCTGAAAAATTATCTAATGGCATTGGAGGTACATCTTCAGTACCATATCTGTACGTACCACTCTTAGCAGTAGCACCACTAGTTCCACCAGTAATAGTAGTTCCAAATGATGGAGTTGTAGTTGCAGTCGGTAGAACGGTATTAAGTAGAATACTGTTAGAATATGCAGCAGCAACTACACCACTCCATCCCCCACCACTTACAGTTTCTCCAACTTGAAATGTTCCACTTACATTAAAAATTTCTAAGTAAGCATCCCATCTAGAAGATCTTCCAACGAAGAAATACATTCTGGTACGCGCTGCATCTGCATCGTTTGTACCTTCTGATAAAGATTCTAGAAATTGCTTCGCATTGAAGATTCTAAATTTTTCTGAAATAATAGCTGCCATAGCACTAGTGCCTGTATAGTAAGACTGAATCCGAGTTATTTATATTTATTTATAGAGCGTTTCTTAAGTAGTCTCCTACTATATGCAATGCGATAGGCGACCCGTCCGCGCCTCTTGTGCAGTTAATAAAACGATCTGATAATTTAGATGTGTATGAAATTTTTTCTCCACCAATTAAAATGGTTCCTGATGAAGGGAATCTCGCAGTATTTGCATAGACAACTTCTCCAGTAGCAATGAATGAAGAATCACCTTGATTAGGTAAATCTGATGTATCCAATTGCGCCATATAATAGTTAATTGAAGAGTATCCTAGGTTAAATGGATACGCGGAAGAAGAAGAACCATCAGAGATAATTTCATATGGTTCTAGTTCAGCAAGTTGAACTTCCGATACGGGATCACCACTTGGAGCAATAATATCTCCAAGATCCATAAATATACTGTTTTCCCAATGATTAATATTATTAAAGAATGTCAAATTAGCAAGATCAGATGCCCATATTGAGAATCCAACTTCTAAAAATTCAGTTATATTAATAGATGTTGTAACTAAAATATTATCTGATACTAATTTAGGTTCAATAATAACTAAAATATCTGCATCTGCCTGTGTTGTAGGTCCCGCAATTGAAGTAGATCCAGCAAATGGATTGAAGAATCTATATTCACGAGAGACTGTAAACAGAGGAGCAGTATCAACAATATGTTGAATAATTAGTGTAAGATCAATTCCATCTGGACTTGCTACAGAAGGATCTATAACAGCGACTGGTAGATCAACACCCTTAAAGATATCAAAGAATGATGCTACTGCAACTGGAGAACTTTGCCCAATTTGTGTTCCAATACCAAGAGTATGAAAAGTATCAATTTTTCTACCAGAACTTTTGATTAGATCATAAGATCTTGCAGTAATTACTTTTGGCGGTTTAGTATATCCAGATCCCTTTTTAGTTAATACAATATCAATAATTTGACCACCTGAAACAACCACTTCAGCTCTTGCACCACCACCTTCTTGATTTACTGAGACAAAATGTAAAATTGGAGGAGAATCATAATCATATGCAGTAGTTGGTTGAATGATACCTTCATTATATAATAATTGTAAATCTCTTCTATTCCATGTTACTTTAGAAACACTGCCATTTTCTATTTCACACGTAACACTAAGACCCACACCTCGTACATTACCATTGTAGTTAGTAGTAGTTACAGAACCAAAGAAAGCATTTGATACATCTTGACCTGGATTATAATCTTTGGGATTGGTATATCTTGGTAATTCATTTATAGTTCTGAACTCTTTTTCGCCATCAATTCTAATGAGATCTTTTGCATTTAAATTAGCAAGGAGACGTTTTTTCTCATAGAAAGACTTATCTGCACGTGGAGTTCCATACAACCAATTGCCAGAATTTCTCTGCATTCTATAATCGTTATCAGAATCTCTAATAACTTCTACCGTATCTGTAGTTCCACCCAACTCATATTCATCGGAAAAATCGGATTCTCCAGCAAAGAAAATATTTTCACTGGTTACATCTGGATTATTACCTGCTAGTGTAATAATTAAAGTTTGACCCGTGGTTGTATAACTTTTAACATTACCAATAAATTTCTTTTTGCCGCCTGATTTTTGGTATGCAACTTGGAATTTATCATATGAAGTATTAAACCAAGAAATCCAATCAATAAAATTATTTGAACTTCCTGCATCACAAGTTATTTTAATCTCATTGTAATAAGTATTTCTTTGGAAATCAAATAGAGTTACTGTTTGATCAATATCTCTACCATATAGTAATATAATTTCAATATTGTTTTCCCTAAAGATTTTTCTGGTAAATCTAATTGCTGGCCCTGTAATTGTATAAGAATCACCATTACGTTGAAGGACGCCATCTATGAATACATAAGCAAATCTGGGATCATCAACAGTCTGTACTTTGTTGTTCTTAGAATTTAAAATTAAGAATGGTCCACCAGAACCAGTTAGAATACCAGATTTTTCAATTTTGCATCTGAGGTAGTTACCAACACCATGAGCAAAGAATTTTTCAACTGCTAAAGGTTCTTGGACAGTTTTTGTGTTTTCGTCCTGTCCCCAAATAGGTGGTGTATCAAATACAACTTTATTTGGTACTGATGTTTTGTCAATAGTATATGCAGGATTGTGTTGTAGCACACCGCTAAGTGCAATAAACAGATTTTCATTTATTTCAGTATCAACTGCAGTTCCATCTTCATAATACAATTCAAATATTGTATTCTCTCCATTAATATAGTCTGGGTAAGATATTGATGAAGTTTGGGGACCAGTTGTTAATGTTTCACGTATATTTTCAAACAAAGAATCTAATGCAGACGCTACTTCTTCACATTCTTTTAATTCACTTAAGAGTAATGGATCTGGAAGAATATTATAATTTGAATATGTCATGAAAGTGGTCCAGTATCCTGTTGAATTTGGGTTTTGTTCAACCGTATCTACTCTATTGGGTCCACCTTCTAAAATAGATTCAACAATGTCAATATAAGTTGTAATAGAACTAGCAACCTCAGCGCATGCAGGTGAGGATGAATCAATACGAATACTGTTGTCTTTTACTGATCCCTGATTTCTCATTGCAGCAATCATTAAATCGCGCAATACTTTATGGGCATAAACTGTTTCATTAAGTTCATCCTTAATATAATTAAGATTTCCGCCAACAAAATAACTCTCGGCAAACTCTACAATTTTTCTATTACCACCATACTTCAAACAATAATTTACAGCATCAACTAACAATCCAAGATCTCTAGAACATTTTGTGCTATAATTGGTAGATGCAAGAGCAAGATACTTTGTATTGATTGCATTAATTGTGTCAGTAATCATACTAGACTTATTTTTTTCAATTAATGTTGATGCATCAAAATAAGTACCGACATTTAATCCACTCCAAATAAATGTCATATCTGCATTCCCAGACGGATCTGGTGTTACTGCAACAGAGTTACTACTTACTTGTATGGTTCTACCATCAATAATGTCCGTGATAATAGTTCCATCTGGGAATGATCTTCCAGAACTAACTTTCATACCAATAGCAATGTCATCAGTATTAGTCATTGTAACTTGATTAGTTCCTACTGTCCAAGATACTTGACGATCCGAGTAATCCCAATTTCTTGACGCTAACTTACTTAAGCGCACTGCATAATCAAATGCATCAATAGTTGCTTCTAATTCACCAGAAATATAATCAAGTACTCCTGCATTGAAATATTTTTCCACTGCAAATAGAGTTTTTTGATTTCCTCCAAATCTTAGATCATGTTCTAATGAGTCTAATATAAGACCTATATCGCGATAACATTTTTCACTTAAATTTGTCCAGGGAATTGATGTATACTTAGACTTAATATAACCTAAAGTTTCCGATTGAATAAATCTTCTATTTTGGTTAATCTGATTTGCAGCATCTATCCATGTACCACTGCGTTGGAAAATATTCTTAATCTTCTTAAGATATTTTTGATTTAATGTATCCGATTTAAATTGGAAATTTCTACCATAGAATAGAACTCCCGGAACTGATTGTCCATCTTTATTGGTAGGTCCCAGAGGAGGAGATGCGAAAGTAATTTTATCTCCATTTATTGTATACGAGATTCCAGGTTCTTGTAGTACAGCATCCAAGGTAATGGTTAACGCCTGTTCATTGTATGGGTTGACTGAATTGCCATTCGCATCAACAATATTAAATACAGTTTTTCCTTGTAAATTTCCTTTATCGCCAAAGTTACCATTAAAGGATTCTGTTAAATAAACCCCAGTAGAAATAATTTCTGAAGTATTAAAAGATTCAGTTGCAACAGAACCAACTCCTTTTTCAACTTTAAAAGAATCCATAAGAACAATACTTTGAGTAATGTTCTTTTTGGTACTAATAACAGAAATTTTGTTTACATCAGGATTCCAAATTTGTACGATACTCGTACCAATAAATTTACTGTCGTCACTCATTGAAGCATTTGATTTTGATTCAATCAACACTTCACCAAAAACTTTGAATCCTGCAGGATGAGTTGTTGACTTAATTAAAGATCTCCAACTATCAATAGAAGTTTTTGATTTAACTAAGTACGAATAATCTTGATAATAAAAAGAATCAGTAATTCTTTGATTCTGGTCACTTACTTTTCCAGAATCTGATTCAAAATATCCTTGATTATCATAATAAGTTTTAATTTGAGGAGTAAATTCAGTATATCTAATAGTTTCTAATGTTGCACTTTTATTTCTAGCAAGACCTTTAATTACTTTCTTTTGTCTAAAAACACCAGATACCCTATCAACACTCAATCTACCGGATCTAAATGAAGTTATTCTTGCTCTTGCTACTTCTACATTATTAATTTCTTGAACAATAGTCTCCCCAATTGCAAAACAATTAGGATCAAAATTAGATAGCGATAAAATATAATTAGATCTAAATGTTGATGTTAAAGTATTATCTTTGTGGAAAGATCCACCTACGTTAATAACATTAATATTTCTAGGAACTCCAATATCATCACTATTAATAAGACATTCAACACTAGACTCGGCAATTTTAACTGTGGGAGGTGTAGTATATCCCGATCCCGAGTTTATAACTTCAATACCAGTAATTTTACCTTGGTCTATAATTGCTTTTAATTTTGCATTTCCTTCAACAAAAACAATAGGATTGACATATCCACTTCCACCAGTTCTTACCGATACTCCAACAATTTTGCCATCCTCTATAATAGATGTTGCAGTAGATTTATTTGTGGGCATAATACCCATAACAGAAGGAACTTTTTTATAATCGTTACCAATATTAATTACTGCAATAGTATTAATTTTTCCTATTGAAAATCTTGACCTAGAAATATATTCAATTGATCCACTTCCATCGTTAGTAGCAGGTGCAATTGTATCGTAAACAACTTTGGTAGATGTAACATACAATGCAGACTTACTGCCCTGCAATGGATCTGGGATTACTTTAATGAAAGATCCTTCAGATTGAACATTGTTTAACTTATCAAAATAAAAATATGTCTTAAAAGGAACTTCTGACTTTGTACTATAGTTATTTGTAGCAATGCGTGGACCAAACCCAAACTTAACATCTAAGACATTATTTCCTTTAATTGCTTCTAAGGTTTTTAAATTTAAATTTTTGCTAGGTGAGATATCAAATTCAGCATCATTCATTGATGAGTGAGAACTATCAAAAATATAACGATAATCTTCTTTGATCTCAATTAATTGATTTCTTACAAACAAAGTATTATCTAAAGAAAATTCAAAACAACGAATTGGATCTTGTACAGAAATTATTCCTGCAAGTCTTTGTTCTTGATCAAAAAATACAGTACTTAGATCAATTGGAGTGATACTATTGACTGTTTGTCCATAATTGTATACAAACACAATTTTTTGTGTTCTAGAATCATATGAAAAAATACTAGCATCACCAACTGCAGTACCAGGAGAAATAACATAACCGGCATTATAAGTTGACACAGCAGCACCATTAAAATGATTTAATGGTGTTACTCCTCTAGTAACATTAATAGATTTTGTTGAATTAACTACTCGCGATAAAACTGTAATAACTTCATTTCCGATGCTTAATTTATCACCGGGATTAATTCCTACGTTACTACTGAGATTTACAACTGTTTCTGATGAAGAAAGACCAACATGATCAACGTTAATTTGTACAGCAGGAGTATTGACATTTGTTTTACTAAGAGCTGTATCTCCAACAGTTAAAACATCAGACAGTTCATAACCAGTACCTTTTTCGGTTATAGTAACAGATGTTACACTACCGGTAGAAGAAACAACAATATTTGCTTTTGCTCCCGATCCACTACCCCCTACTAATGCAAGGTCATTATATGTGTTAGTGGTGTAGTCCTCTCCCCCATTTAAGATACTAACTTTTCCAACACCATTGTCATTTAAAACCCTAGTGATACCAGGGGTTTGTAGCGTTGCTTCTTGGTAAACTCTAGATCTTAGATAATATGTTGTTGTAGTTGATGTATCATCAGGATTAATGTCAATATCAATAATATCACTTTCAGCAATACCATGTGCATCTGTTGTGGTTAAAATTGCTACATTATCTTTTAAATTAAAAATAATTAAATCGTCACTTAGTAAATTAATTGTTATTACTTTAGAACCAGTAGTATTAATTAAATCTGAACTTCTTAAAAATAAAGTATCAGATACGACAAAAGAACCAGTAAGAACTTTAATCTTTACGATGTTTTGTTTTGTGGTAGTCTCTAGAACTTCTCCAGTCGCTACTGGAACATTAAGACCATCAGTAAATTCTAATGTAGCTCCTTTAGTATAAGAAGAGTTTTTATCTAAAAATAGACTAATAACCTTTACATTAGATGATAATACATCTGTACTATTAAAAGTACCACTTACATCACGTAGGGCAAATTTAGTTCCCGAAAATACATTTCCTACAATCTTACCAGTAGATCCAGTTACACTTTGAGTAATGGTGTCCCCATCAAATAAGTATGCAATTGATTTTAATTCAACGAATAATGCTTTGGTGTCTTGAGATTCAATACTATCTACAGATCTTCCTTTCACAGAAGAAACCTCAGCACTTGCTCCAAATCCATCAGTATCTAAATTATCAATAATTAACTCAGATCCAACAGAAAAATTATTAGTACTATCTAAAATAGAAACCGAACTAACACTACCTCGTTTTACATCCGTAATCTTTGCTAATGCAAATTCTCCATTTTTAGTAATATTAGATGTTCTGAGTCTTCTAGCAAATTTCGGAATATTATCTTGTGAAAGCTCAGAATTATAATTTGAATCAACCGGTAAAGAATAATAATTATCACCTAAAATATAAGGAAATACGGGATCACCTTGAGTATCAAGAGTTGCAAAGTATGCATAAGTTCCTTCAGGATAATCTGGTGTTACACAGTATCTTCCATTATTTTGATCTAAACTACCATATTCTGCAATATATGTAAAATCATCAATAAACGTTCCAATAGGATATTGACTAACTAGCGGACCATTAGATCTAGTATTATTTTTAGTATAACTACTAGTCATTCTAGTAATTGTACTTTGTAAATCTAAAGGATCTTGATGTCCAAATGGACCATAGATTGGATTTCCGTCATAAGCAAAACCAATAATAGGTGAGTGAGTTACTCCAGTATCTCCAGACCTAATAGTAGATGGTGCTGCATAATAAGCATACCCAGAACCACGATTTATTGCATAGTTATTGAAAAAATATCCATTTTCTGAATCTAAAGAAGATTGGTTTTTGTAAAACTTATCTTTTCTCCATTGTCTAATAGATGCAGTTGCTTCAGATCCAGATCCTACAGCAATAATATCTACTTGTACATTTTCTTGTGAATATAAACTACCACCATTAATTTTCTCAAATCTATCAATAGCACCTGCAGTGGTAACAACTGCACGATATACTGCAAATCTTCCTCTACCTGCAGAGTCTGTAATTCTTACTTCTGGTGCAGAAGAATAATACTCACCGGAATTTTCAACTACAATACTAGTAATTTCACCATTAGTGATAATTGCTCTTGCTTGAGCATTTCTACCTGATAATACTTCTACAGTAGGAATTGAATTATAATCTCCAGGGGTATCAACAATAACAGACTCAACTACTTGACCTGCTAATTTAGTTCTTGCTAAATCTGAAATACCATTAATTAACACAAATGGTGGTTTAGCGTATCCGGATCCTCGTGATGTAACTGCAATAGATTGAATAGCACCCGAATTGACTACTTCTTCATCTTTATAACTTAGAAAGGGGATACCATTAATTGAAATACCAATATCTCTGTATAATGTCTTATAAATTTCAGTAGTTTGTATTGGATTCTTTCTAATAATTTTTAGTAATTTTTGATCCTGAGCATCGGAAGGTAAAGTTGGAATAACATGTGAAGGAAATCCTGACGATGCAATATAATATCCACTACCATCTTCAAAGATAGCAGATACATTTGAGTTAAGTCCTGCAACCGCAGCAGAACCTGTACTAAAAATCCATCTTAAGTTATTTTGAGTATCATTAATTCTAATATCATCAGTTAAAAATCCAGACTCGGAAATTTCTACTGATTCTCCTGGATTTGAATACGGCGATTCAATAGAATTGTTTAGTCCATATAAAAGACCAAATACCTGCAATTCAATATCACCAGAAGATACTTCTAGGTTATAACTAACAGTTGTTCCCGGTTGATAAGAACCATTACCATTTCTTGTTTTAATTACAAATTGATTTACATTTTTCTCTTCAAATGTAAAAATTTCAGATCCTATTACAAAAGATCCCTTAGTCTCCCAACCCATTGTAGAAAAAACATTTATCCTATCACCTACAGTTTCTGATGGAGATATAGGACTTGTTAATTGAGTTTTTAAAGATGAAGTGAAAGTTCCATTAACACTAGGTTCACTTAAAATAATATCATATAATTTTTCATTATCAAAAGTACCACTATACTTAACATTATCTACAATAGCAGATGCATAGTTACCTTCTACATTTTGAGTAATTTGCTTTCCAATTAAATCGTTTGGATCGCCAGTAAGAATTTTTACTCTTAATGCATATGATTGAATCCAGTTAGATTCAGATGACTTTAACGTAAAATCTCTTGGATATGCAACATCAGGATTCGGATCATCCTGAATTAAACATTTAAATAGAAATTTAATAGAACTATCAGTTCCTTTTGCTCTATAAAAATCGGTAATATTTTTTAGTAAAGTTCTCTTGTCAACTCCTTCCTTTAGATATGCTTCAGGAAAATCTGCAAGGTATTGTGCTTCAAAACTTTTAACTAAAGAATATAAAAATAGATTGCTAATATTTTGTACAGTAGACCCATTAACATGAGCATCTGCTTGTGTAGTTACAAAAGTACTATTAGTATACAGATCTCCAATAGTAGTATTACCACTAACACCACGACTTACTTCTAAAAATTGAGTATCTGTTCTTTCTGCATAAAAACAAATCTCATCATCAATTTTGATGTATCCACCAAGATTAGGAAATGAAGTTGCATCAGCAACAGTAATTGTTGTGCTTGATTGACCTAAAGATCCAACAATGGTAGTTGACTCTTTAAGGATGTTTGTTTCGTAAAAATCAATATCACGATACGATTGAAGATTCGCAATGATATCAACCGGTTGACCTTGTAATTCTAATTGCTCATAATATTTTTGTATGAACTTACTAAAAAGTTCATACTCTTCATTAATAAAGTCCGGTAATTGCGACTCAACTAGATATGAGATTTTATTAGCAGTTTTGACCATCTACTACTACTCTTTGTATGCTACAAATGTACTCTTTGAGATATCTACGTCTAGATATACTTCACGTTTAACTTCAACATCATTACTGGATGGTTTTACTCTCAGTTCAATACGATTGTCTGAGAATGTTCCTTTCAGAATAGTGAAGTCATACAATTTAATCTCACCTTTGACATAATCAACATCACCAACAGAATCGTTTAGGAGAATTTTATCTCCAGTTAGTGAATCTAGTCTATATAGGACGATTTTGCCATCTCTATCTTCCAAATACGATGTGTAATTGGGATGTTCAAAAACAGTCATACCAGTAGATGTTACAACTGGATTATCACAATCTTTTAAGAATTCATTCTGATAACAAATTTCATAGAAAGAAGATGCATTAATTTGAGCATAAAAATCTTTTCTTAACGTGATTTCTGTAATGTTAGAATTGATTGCACGGTCAGAACTATCAATTACACCTACAAATTTACTATATCTAAACTTACCATTAAATTTTTCAGTGCTTGATGTTTTTAAGTACTCATTAACTCCAGTTGAAACTTTTGCTGCAACTTCAGCTGGAAGAAGATTAGTCTTAGTACCATCAAAGTAAACCTTACTATTAATTTCAACAAAAAGAATAGATGGGTCTAAAAACACTGGTTTTACAGAAGCAACTGTATAACTCTTTAACTTATCGGATAATTCTTTCTTAGTTACTGAAGTTAAAGAATTTGCTATAGTTGGTTTTACAGCAATGAATACTTTGCCATAATCCGGTGGTACTTGATCCTCACCACCAAATACAATGATATCACTCACTGCAGGATACAAATTTCTTACAATAGCAGAATAATCATTTGATGTTACTGCTCTATTCTGAGAACCATAGAATTTTGGTGCATTGAATTTAATCTTTTCAATACTTTCAATTGCAGATCCACCTTGTGCATTAGAAGTTGTTACAATATTATTAACAGCAAATGGTGATGATACTTTAATATCATTCTCATCTAAGAATACACCACTAAACGTAAATGACTTTGCACCATTAGATTGTGAACCTTTTGTTAAAATATAACTTATTTCAATTACATTTCCGTCAGTTAATTTTTTGCCAAGAATGCCATCCCCAAAAAATAACTCATATTGCTCATCATCAATTTCATTGATGAAATATACTTTATCTTCACTTCCTACTTGAAGAATATTATCTGACTTCTTATATTCTTCATAGACACTAGAACCAGCAGACTCATATACTCTAACAATTAATGTATTTAAATCTGCTGCTGAATTCTGAATTTTAAATTTTTGATCTTTTAATGATCCATCATACGTAAATGTACTCAATACATATGATCCTTCATTTAAAAGGACATTAGAGAACGTTGCAACGTTATTGACAACCGGAACTTTAATATCTTTTAGTGTAACATAACGATAAAGAGTTTTATCGTAATTAGTTACAAATCCAGTTCCTGCTTTCAATTTAATTGAAGCGGGTCCTGAAACTGGAAATGTAACAGAAAATCCAAGTTCTGCACTTGGTGATGTAATTGATTTGGGAGTATACCCTAATTGCTTCGCTAACGATACTACGTTGTCTCTCAGCGTTGCTGAATCTAGGAATAGTTCATTGACTACCATATTAGCATTAAATGCCGTGTAGTACGTATTGTATGCCAATACATCTAACAACTGACTTAATGCAGAACCTTCAAAATCATAATCGGTAAAATCCGATTGTGATCTCATGTAATCTTTGAGAGTACTCTTGATTTCGGTGAAATCTAGATTGTTTAATTGAGTATATGGCATTATCTCGTCCTAGACAGGAAGAACTCTATTTGAACAGGTGGGACTTCTGTTCCTCTTATCTCATACGTCATTTCAACATCTAAACCGTTATCTTCAAAGTTGGGAATACAACTAATAGATGTTACGGCGATTCTAGGTTCGTATTTTGCTAGAGACAATTGCATATTTCGTTTAATAATACCTGCAACTGCATAGTCCAAAGGTTCAAACAAAAATGATCTAATGTCTGAACCATAATCAGGATTAAATAAACGCTCACCCTTATTTGTAAGTACTAAATTAACAATTGCTTGTTTAATTGCAGCATTATCTTTACTGACAACTACATCGTCAGTAACAGGGTGTTTTTTGAAAGTAATATTGACATCTCTAAACGTGAGATTAGAAGTTGCCATTAAGAGTATACGGAGTCTCTAGTATTTAGTCGTCAGGAAAAACAATATTCCAAGAAATACTAATTCTAGGTTCATCACCATGATAAGGAGTCACATAATGTGGCATCCAACTCTCAAATACTACACCTTCTCCAGCATTTGCTACAAAAGCAATAGTTGGCATTTCATTCATCGTACCACTAGATCCTCGTGGATCCGGAAAACAAATTGCTCCATTTGTTTGAGAGCACTCTCCTGGAGTTTGTACATAATAGACACCACTATATTTAAAGTTTGTATGAGTATGATAATTTGAATAACCACCATCCTCCAACTTAACTGCCCAACATTCTATAAATGCTTTTTCAATTGGACCTTCTTTATACGCTTGAGATGCATGAAGAAGTAGTGATTTTAAATCAAAACACCAGTCATATTCTAAGTCAACTAAATTAACCTCTGAGTGCCACCCTTGCCCACCTACAGAAAACTTTTCATTATTCGGATTCTTTTTAGATTCCTCATTAACGTAATTAATGATACTTCTATTTAATTTTTTAGGGTTAGTATCATTACGAAATGCAGTAATATTACATGGAAAAAATGTTTCCTTGTTAACTGATATAGGTGATTTGGTCATTGACTCCAACGTTCTACAAATTCACCAATCGCACTATCTGGATTAGGATACAACTCTTCCTTACGCTTATTCCTATTTCGTTTTGATGCCATGTCAAGATACTTGTCACTATCAGTTTCAGTGATGAGAGTCATTCCTTCATCAATAAAATCTTGCCCTTTATCAACTTTATGATGATTACCCATTGTAGCTCCAGTGTTTGTTTGGTTGTTCCCACCAGAAGTGTAAGTCTTCTGTGTTGTCGTCATAATATTCAGATACTAATTCGCTTTTAAATTTACTATGAATGTTTTCACACAATGAAAGAGTATGATAATTCTTGTCTGAAAACTTCTCCATCGCTTCTGTGAGCCAAGTATAGTTACCCCCACGGATAACTCCCGCTTCACATAGGATAAAGTTATCCCAGTCTAATACCCAATCCGCATAATTCAATATAAAGATGTCCTTATACGGATCTACACCTTCATCAGGAAACGGAACGTTCACTGATTCAACATGAAAACACTCTCTATCCATGGATAATCCATGACAAAGGTGCTGGGTTACAATACTAGAATAATCAGGAGAAATACAAAGTAAACATGTCTTACTAGGATGAATATCCCAATCGGACATCTTCACCTTATATATCATTTCCTGAATTAATGCCATCTCCTTATCTTGGGAGATAAACAATAAGTCTCGGCGCTTCGGCGTTTTGAGACTCACTTACCCTGACCGCGATAACGCTTCTTAGCGCCATTACGACTCGTAGATGAATACTTCGTATGCTTTCCCATACCTTGACGACTTCTCTTCGGTTTTGCTTCAATCTCTAAAGTACCCGATAGTCCTGATTTTGCTTTTGCCATGAATTAACTCTTAGTACCAATGATTATTCTAGGATAGATTGTAAAACCTGTCAAGGGCCTAGGATTAGGTATCCCGCCTACGGCTTGTACCGCATCGCCACTGACAGGGACTAACACCTTATCCATGTATACGCCACGTGCTGCTGGGTTCTGTACACCAGTTATACCTGTACGTACCAATGGTGGTGGAAATGGTGGCAGTAGATTGTCCCACGTGCCCGGTACAGGCAACGGAGGTAGCACAGGGTTCACTATGTTAATTGGAAACCCTGCAGGTACTTCCTTGGTGGCACCTGTACGTATTGTAGGAAGTGGTGTAGGGTAATTTGTAGCACCCTGAATAGGATATGGTGGATACTTTGAATTTGCTTGCTCTGGTATAACAGAAGCTGAATCAATTGCAGATCCATCTACAATCATACCAGGTGTTATAAAATCTACACCCGGTACTGGCGGTGTATCACTCATTCCTTAACTCCTCTACTGCTTTGTACAAATCATTCAACGTCTCCGCCAAAGTCAGATAACTCTGGGATGACGGTGGCTTGTACATTAATTGGGGGTTCTCTAAGTTGGACACCCTCTGCTCCACCATCGTCAACCTCTTGTGCAGCTCTTGGAGTTGATCGTTGAACTTCGGCGTTGTTGATTGGTTCTCTTGAGTCATTGTCTAATCCTGAAAATCTTTTTGCTGCTGCTCCCTCAAATTGATCGCAGAAGGCATCAAAGTTGTTTAGAATCTCTTCATACACATTACGATCCTGCAACGTTCAACCTCCCAGATACTTCAGGGTAATTATTTAATGGATCCTCCCCATCGGGAAATCTCATTGCTCCTTCAAGTTCAATTACTTTCGCTTCCAATCCTACAAGACGCTCCGCAATCTCTTGGATTACATCTGCCATCTTATTGATCTGTTGCTGTTGTACTGCTAATTGAAACTGGGCGTCCTTCTTCAATGGATTATTCATATCCTCTAGAACAGTCTCTTCAGTGATAACGAGGTTTTCGGTCATTTTTTTGCTGGGAAATTTTTTTGGGTTTTGAGGTTTTTAAAAAACCATTTTCAAAATATATTTATCTGTCGCTAGGATACTTTTGTAGGTTAGGGACTTACCGGTTTTTGCTGGAACCGCCAACCCCCTGCTCTCACCGGGGGCATTCTGTGGTATACTCTCAGACTCTGCCTGCCCGATCTGCTTTCTTTTCTGCTGCACTGCGGTTGGTGGTGTTGGTGTCATGCCCTAGGCGTTGGAAGCATGTCACCTCATTCCATTTGGGTGCGTCGTCAATGATCTTGGAGAGCTCAGGGCACTTCAGTGGGTTGGTCAATATATCCAAGGGGACAGCGAACCACTCGGTGCCCTGTCCGATGTGTGCCCAACCGTATGCCACCATGAGGGCATGAAGGTAACGCTCCATCTCATGGACGCCGCCGATGGTCTCTTCGGGCATGGGGATGCTGGTCATGTCATCCACGGGGAAGGCGTCTAGCAGCTGCAGGTCATCAGGGCAAGAGGTCTTGTGTTCCATGGCACGCTTCATGGTGCCGGACTCTCCCTTATAGGATAGACCGATCTTAACCTTCATCATGCCCTCTGCCTTCTCAAAGTAAGGGCAGCGAGCAGCGAGGATGTAGATGCCGCCTGGTTCGTTGTGTCTCTTGTAACCTTGAGTCATGAGAAGTGGTTTTGTTTCTTGTGTATATCCTACAGGGTCAGCGCCTAGTGGCGGTCGCTGATGTTCCAGTTAGTGGATTGGACAGGTTGGATGCGACCTGCTCTCACTGCCTGCCTGTACTCCATCTCTGCCATGTGCTGACGTTGGATTTTCTCCATGACGGTCTGCATCAGAGGAGAGGGGTTCTCGTTGTGGAGAAAGAAACCTGTACGTGTCATTGATTTGTTTTCCATGTCCCTAGTATAGGGGATTAGTTCCACCCCGTTGCCTCTGATGGGACAGTTTCCGAATCGGTTGCAAGATCTGAGTCAAGCACGTAGCGATTGACCCATACACCTGCCGACTGCTTAAGATCAACCAACAGGCGCAGCATGTTACGGCGTCTCACCTTGTGGCTGCTGTAGTGCCCCGAGTTCCAGAAAATCATGCACTGACGGGTGACAGGGTAGAGGTTGATCTGTTGGGTTGCTGTGCTGTCAGTGTGAAGGATGATGACTGGGTTGATCATTGCCATTGTGGTTGTGTTCTTGTGTATTGTAGCATGGAGAGGGGCGACCCCTCAATCTTCAACGAGTTCCATCATCATCTCAACCATCTCATCCTCATCAATGCGATGATCGTTCCATGCTACCCCGTCGCCCGTGGTGAGCAGGTGGCGACCGATCTGCCCTTGTGTCATGCAACGAACGAACTTAGTCCATGGGTTCTCTCCCTCTGCATACTTGACGCATGCCCTAGCGGTGTTGTACAGGAACTCGTCATTCTGCATCCAGAGGGATGCATTCCATGTTTCGTAGTTTGCCCAACCGTTCATGTGCTTTGTTCGTGTGTTCTTTTTAATTATACAGCCCGGGGCGTCCCTGACTACCCTGCTGATGACACTTGTTCATCTGTCACATACATCCATTTCATCCACGCCTCGGTGCCTTCCTTCCATATGGTACAGTCCTCCTTCCACTCCCTCGCGTATGCATAGGCGTCAGTCATGTTGGTTGCGTAGTCACACCCGTGGGGATCAACCCGATCCCATGTCTTTGGTTGAATTGCGTACATGTTCACAGTCCGTTGAGGTAGTCAGCAAGTGCTTCATCGTATTCTGCCTTCGTGTCAAAGGTGCGACCGTAGATTGTCCTAGGATAGGTGGCATCACGACCAACAGCGGCAACCATCTCACAGTCAGCGCGATCGTATCCCATTTCCACGAGGTTCGCCACGTAGGGGTTGTGGATGTTCATCAGAACCTCATCGGTCTCAAGGGCAAGGGTGCAGGGGTCTTTGAATTTGTTCATGTGTCTACAATACACGATCTGGGACGCTGTGCCTGTTTTGTGTGCCACTTAGTCAATTGGTCGGGGCAGCTGACTAGTTTGTGTTACTTAGTTAAACTTGGCAGTAACACTAACTACCCTAGCGTTAGGGTTACGTGCGAGTGCAACTTGCTTTGCTTCTTGATAGTCACGGGCAACGACTTGCTCTTTGAATACAGTTCCTGCCACGTACAGTGTTACTTCGTGTTTCATACACACTCTCTGAGTTCTGTATCAATAGCATCAACAATTGACTGATAGATGAAATCGTAGTCTTGCAGGTTGACTAACACATCCTCACAAACTTCTTTGGATTGTTGTACTTCATCACCCTCATCATCATACTTTACA